CACTGTCGCCGCGCTGGCGTTCGTGACGGTGTTCCAACCAGAATAGGGAGTTACGATCGTGGTGATGGTGGCAGCAAGAGCCTGAATGGCCCCCGTGACAGTGCACCGCGCGGCGACCGTGACGTTAGCTGCAGATCCGCCGCTGTTGGTCGCGTCGGCCAGCGTCTGCCACTGCGCGGTGTTCGGCCCCGAGCTCGCGATCTTGCCAGCCGGCAACGTAACGCCAGCGCCAAGATTGACGGTAAGCGTCACGGTTCCATAGGTCGCCTGGAGACGCAGGGCGCCCGTGATGGTCGCCACGTTATCGAGCGACTGGCCCTCTGCTGACGCCGGGTACTGCGAGGCATAGATCGCCGCCGCCGCTTGCCACACGGAAAACTCGCGCTCGGCCTGTATCCCGACAAGCTGGGAGAACACCGACGGGGCGATCAGGTTGATCGTGTTGCCGAGCTTCGCTTGTAGCGATGCTCCGAGCTGCGCCACGATGTCGTCAAGCGAGGGGTAAACAAAGCCGGTGTCTGTAACGCCGTAGGTAGTCATAAAATAATCTCTCTTGTGTAGGTGAGCGGCCCGGCGATGGTGTCCGCTTTGAATGATATGGACATCGATCGCTCCTGCCCGTCATAGGTCCAGGCAAGCGCTTGTGTGATCGACTTCACACCAGGAGTCGTGGTGATGACCTTCGAAAACATTGGCACGATGTCTGGCATGGATGGGTTCTTGACGAGCACCTTGCCGTAGAAGTCGATGCCCACGCCCTTGTCTAGAAACCATTCCCCGAGGAAGAAGCGCAGGCGTGTTGTCAGGTCTTGGGCGATCGCGTCGAGGCCGTCAACAAGAACAAGGTCGTTGATCAACGGGTCGATAGCGAGGCTGCTTTGTGTGAGCTGTAGGTCCATGGACTAGGCCGTCTTTACCACGGTTGATGCCACCGGTTGAGGGGGCGTGTTGAGAAGCGGAACAAGAGGATTTGCCACCGATGACGGGCCGACCCCTGTCGGGTGAATGTGTGTGATCATGGCGGATTCAAGCGCCGCAAGCCGGTTCTCTGTATTGGTGGCCTTGGCTACCCAATCACTCGCGCTCGCCGACCCGAGATAGACAATTTGCGTGCCCGTCTCAGACCCCAACAAAATGCCGGTCGGGGGGTTAGCTACAGCCCTTGCGCTCGGGCTCAATCCGGGGCGAAAGATGGCGTTGCCAAGGGAGTGCGTGCGCAGGTCGTTGGGTGCCCCGGGCTGTCCTGACGTGCGCCACAGGTCGATCGAAAAATCGCAGAACTCGACCATTCCCGTGTCCCCCGGGTCGAGAGGAAACATGAGCAGGTAGCCGCCACCGCGGGGAAACTCCACAGGGATCCCGTTGAGCTGCGGCAGTTCTTCGACAAGCACGCCATCGTCGAGGTCAATCGCGCTGTCGATTACCACCTGAATATCAGCCGTTTGTGTGTCTGAATGGTAGGCAACGACGGAACCCGGAAGACACACGCGCATGGTCGCCAGTCGGTAGTCGATGGCCTTGGCGATGACTTCAGCAAGGGAGCGCTTCACAGGGCCTCCCCCTCGACTTCCGTGTACCACTCCTGACCGCGCGTATCACCCGTGTGCGTGACGCGCTTGGCGCGGACAAATAACCCCTTAGGGCGAACGCTCCACGACACCTTGACGCGGCGCATGGGCCTTATCCACGGGCGAAGCAGGCACTTGAACTTGATGAACTTCTTTTTTCCTGTCGCTTCGGGAGCACTGATTAGCCCTGTCTCTGGCGACAGAAACGGAACTAGATCCTCCGGTTCGGCACCATTGGGTGAATCTTCGGTGAGTTTTGTTACTTCGACCTGGCCGTCGACGATGTTGACCTTCATGCCCACCGAGTGCGCGATCCTGTTGGCCTCGTCCATGACCCGACCACTGGCCACCGAATGGTTTAGCAGCTGCTGAAACTGGCTCTGGATGTTCATCTTCTGGAGGCTGGCTATGGCCTTCGTTGAGTCAGCCGACTTGATTTGCTTAGCACTTCGGCCAGGGCGTCTTGCACTCGCATGTTGGCTGGAAGCGGTATTTGAACGCGGTCAGTTTGGTAGCAGCGCAACCCGTCGCCGACTTTGAACGTCGTCAGCCAATCGGGACCGTTGCGCGAGACGCTGATGCCGTAGTCTGGAACGTCTCCGTTGAATAGCTGGTCGATGTCCTCACCGTAACCAGCGGCCAAAATTACAGGCTGTGACGATGCGGCAATCTTGTCGCGCGTGGTTCTGGCCAGGTTCCACACGGTGATCGTCGCAGTGCTTGGAACGGTCGTGTCATGTTTTTCGACCTTGAACTGGATACGCAAACCGGTGACGACAATCGTTCCCATCTGCAATTGCGCGCGCCGGTCAAAGAGGTCGCCCATGGCTTCACCCTGTCGACTCTCGATAAAGAAGCAGCACGCGAGCACCGAGATCGTTAAGACCTGGATCTTGCTCTTTGCCCGACGTGTCGAAGGCCACAAAGTTACCGGGGGGCTGGCCCTCCACCGGGCATGCGGCCAACAGGTCAACGCCAACGCGAACGGCCAGCCCGTCGATGAATCCGGATATCGACATTTCCCAGCACAGAGAGCGGTAGTTCCACACGAACAAAAACGAATAGGCAACGCCTTCGAGCGTCACGGTCATCGTGTAGTTGTCGCTGTCGATTCTAGTTGGAATTTGCAGAACGGCCATTAGCCACCCCCCAAGAACGAACCAATGCTTTTGACCACGGCCCCGGCCCCATCAAATGCAGCCGCCCCTATACTCTGGTCCTTGACTGCCGATGTAGTGGCTTTGCCGGTGGCGTTCTGTGAATTCTGAACGTTCGCGGCGCGGGATGGTGCAAGCGCCGTACTCGACTTCACTTTGACGATCTTTTTGACCTTGATCGTAGCCTCGAGAGCTTGCCCCACCGTCGAGCTTCGCGATCGCGATAGTGACTGAATCACCATGTCATCCCACGTCGCCACGCTCGTCACGACACGTACGAAGGCGTGACGCTTCAAAAGGTCAACAAGCCGTTGCCATGCCTCTTCGTGGCGAAAGAAATCCATTGCCGCCGTTGTTTTCACGAGGTCGGGTATGTTGGCCGGAGTCTGCGAAACAATGATGTCTAGGCGCAATTGGTCCGGGTCGTCTCGCACGTGGTCAGAAACATCGGCGCCATCCTCGATAGGATGGTCGGTCACCGTAACACTCAAGTCGGTAGCGTCGGTGATGAGCGCGTCAAAGACTACGACATGTGTTGGCACCAACGTTTCGATGATCTTGGTTTGCCCTTGGGCCAAGAAGTTTGGAATCAATGACGGCATGGGCTACTCGCCCGCCGCAGTTCCAAGACGTGGAACAAGCTGATTCAGCGTCACTTCGTTCTGTGCTGAATGCCAGTCGTCAAAGGCGGCGGCGGCGGCATCTCCAACGGCGCCTTCATCTTGCCCGGGTGCCGCGTTAATGGTCTGATTGACCGTCATTGGTCCTTGGCTGAGAGTAACAGCGCGTGAGCTCGCGGCTGAAGCCATGGCGCTAGGGGTAACGGTCGCACCCATTCCCTGGTAGGTCCATCCGGAAGATCCTTGCTGGATGACCCCAGGAAGCCTTTGAGCGCCTTCAGCCACAGCCGGCAGCGCATTAACGAATTTGGCAATAGGTGCGCCAAGGGAGCCTTTCTTGATCTGGTCCCAAATCTGCGCATAGTGTGCGTCGATTTCGTCGGCAACGACCTTGAACCCGCTGAAATCACCGCTTGCCGCCATGATGAGGGCGTTGAACGAATCCAGGGCCACTTTCAGGTTAAAGGCTAGTTCCTTGATCGGCAGCATCAGAGCATTGATGACCGGGCTTATAGCCGTCCACTTCATGAAGCTATCGAAGACGCCGTCAACCCAGGCGTTGAAGCGCTTACCTATGGAATCGCCGCCGCGGAGCGTCGTCAGAATGTCGTCAATGACAAAAAACATCACAGCGGCAAAAATGAGCAGAGCGGAAGTTATCGGACCGAGCGTAGCAAAAAACGCGATCATGCTGCGAACAGCAAGAACACCCATGACCACTCCAAGAAGAACCATCGCTTCTTTGACGATATGGGTGTTGTGTACCAAGTCACCGAAAAACACGATCACGTCTTGGGTGATTTGGAGAAGCTTGATCTTGGCCGGCAACAGCTTCTCGACAATGGAGTTTTGCAGCGTCTTCATCATCCAATTGACGCCG